GCGTTTCCCAAAAATCACATTCATTTAAATTACAGACTTCCATTTGTACTTGCATCTGGATCCAATATTCCATTTTTGGAATACCGTTAATTTCTCTATTCACGATATTTTTCACTTCGAGCATTCGCCCATAGCGGTCAGAGGTCTCCAAGGTATTAATTGATGGACTCAAAAACTTTTTGAAAGATAGTTCTAAGGAAAATGTAGATTACTTAAAGAGAATGCAAGAACCATTTGACATGAGCCAAGATGAAATCGAAGAAATTGCAAACAGACAACCTTTGAGTGATATTGAAGAACTAAGCGATCATGAAATAGAAGCTTTGGCAGAAAAGTATGCTCAAGATCATTTTGATAATAAAAACGAAGATAATGTAGGCATCATTAATGATCCTGATTATCATGATTTTGTGTTTTCTGGAAAAACACGCATTCCGGTAGAGGGTTCTCCTGCACAAACTATTGGTTCAGGAAGAAGCGCAAAAATTACCGTTCAAGCAAAGCCATACATTTTAAGGCTTTATCACAAGTTGGAAAGAACTGAGGGTGAGGAACACCTTCATGGATCTGGATTAGAAGGTCTCAAAGCAAAATACGGTTATGAACTAAGCCATCCTGTTCGTGGAATTGGGGAAGACCCCCATGTTACAAGAGGCATGACATTCCCAACATTGAAACAATCAAGGGAAGTAGCCAAAAGGTTTATGGAACTAAATGCTCATCGCATGTTTGGCGAATATGGACCAGATGTCAAGTGGATGGATTCTGGTTTTGAAGATTCTTTTACAAGAGAAGAAGCAATTAGAAAGTATAAAAAAACTGTAAAAGAAAGGGAAGGTTGTCCATCAACAGGTTCAAAATTGGAATTGGGCCAATCAACTGACATAGATGCCGATCTTATTGAAAGAGAAGCAATTAAATGTTTAGTCGCCGACATGAAAGCTGGTAAAAAATTTAATGGACCTCCTTATCCTCCTGATCATCGAGATGGTTTACCTCTCACTATTGGCGTAAGAACCGTAAAGGGCGAGAGAAGAGAAGATGTTTTCGGACCTCCTCTTTATTTGCCTTTTAAGAAAAATGAAAAAGGCGAATGGAAACCAGTTGTCAAACCAGCACATTTTTACAGAAGGGTGCATGTTGGAGAAAGAATTCCTTTAGAAAGCAGAATAGGTCACAACAAGCAGTATGTAAGTATGAAGGATGTTAGTGATCCAACTGGGGAGGAGATCAGCAAAGATGCTGCTCTAAATATAAACCAAAATACGACAAAGAGATTGCGACTTATAAAAGCCACTCCAGAATACAAAGAAGCATACAAAAACATTATGCAAAGCCAGATTAGGGCCGAATTTGCCTTTGATCGTTCGGGTGAGATAGTTGTAATGCCTAACAACAATGGTAAAATGTTTTATCGGATTTTGTTAGGTGTTGCTAAATGCATAAACAGCAAACATTGCGGTGGTAAGACAACCCACGAAATGTCCATCATGAAGAGAAATATTCCAGCCATTTATGATTTTGCTTATAAGTATGTTGAAGATCAATTTGGAAGTGAAAAATTTTTTAGCAAAAAGACTAATCAGTTCTTAAGTGTTCCCCAGCTTCATCGTGCTGCTGAAAAATTAGCACACACAGCAACCAATTTACTTTCTCAAAAGCAACAAACTGTTGGAGGAGGAACAAGAAGAAGGAGAGCTAAATCAGAAGAAATGAGAAAGGAAAGAGAAGAGAGGCCTCTATTCCCAACAAGAATACAGTATACTGGAGATTATCTTAATTTCTCTTATGATCCTGAAAATTTTGGAAAATATTTGACTGATTTGCACAATTTGGAAGCAGAGGCTAGAGAAGAAGAATCCGTAGCAAACCAAATCAAAGCAAAAAGAACTGATACCATTATCGGTAAAAATGAACTCGGCACACTTCTGAGAAATACTATCAACAAAGAAAACGCCATTGTTGAAGATATATTACAGATACTTATAGCAGCAATAAGAAGTGTCAACAGACTATCTCCAGAAATATCAAGACAAAATGCAGAATCACAAATCAAGGAATGGGAAAAAGAACTTCTCACTCCCGCCGCAATGATTGATAGGATGAAAGATTTACCAGTAATCAAAAAAATGATGGAGGAGTCAAAATCTCAGATTAAAACCAGAGGTGTGGCAAACATGCCAAATATTATTGTTCAAAGAGAAATTAATGATGCAAAATCAGAATTGGATAATGATTTAACATCACATGATGCAGATAGTGCTTTCATTAAGGGAAAATATGGTCCTGCTTTTCCTCCTCCTTATGGTCCTCAGGAGCAGGAAAATCAATATGGCACATATGTTAGAAACATGGCTCAGGAATTGCAAAGCGATCCATCTTTGACTGGAGACGCAGCGGGATTTAACTATGTTTTGCAACAAGTTCAAAAATATATCAATCAAAGATTGGGAATAGGTGAAGTACAAACTCCACCAAAAGATCTCACTCCAACTCCAAATGCGAATTGGGTAAATTTAATGAACAAAGAGCAAAATCCTCAGAATTTGTTCGATATTGTATCTGATCCTAATTTTGCCAAAAATGCCATGGATAACATGACTGCAAAATTAAAGGGTAGAATTGATAAAATCAAAAATAAATTTACTCAGAATGATTATGAAAAGATGATGAAAATTTTAGATGATACTGGAAAAAGAGCGCAATCTGATGAAAAACTTGCTGGCGATTATAGAATAAGATTTAGGCCCAGAACATCAACTAAAGACGAGGATGAATAATGAGTTGGATGAACATGATGATGAACCCAAAAGTTCATAACTTAAAAAAAGCTTTGTTTGAAATTCTTAAAGAGAGATACGCTCAAAATGACAATATTATTGAGCGTGTTGGCGCTTCTCTTGTAACTGATTCTGACATGAAGGATTTTATGACATTAGTTACAAGCATATATGAAACAGCATATATGAAATGCGTAAATGATCATCGTGAGCAGTTAAAGAAGGCTGGATTGGTTGCAAATATAGTTGCCAATAATCAATTTTCAAAAGATGGCTGATAATCTGAAAGGATGCAGCTAAGAATCCAGCCATTTGCCTTTTGATCTTTCTTTTTAACTCTCCACCATCTTTTGTTGCCAGTTTTTGGGAAAAGGACTGATCCCAAATTAATTGTATTTGTGTCTGTCCATATTTCGTAGATTAGGTCATTTTCATTTAATAAAACTGCTTCAAAACTTGTTGGTTTTTCGTATTGGATTGTCTGGTATGTTTCTCCATATAGATCATCCGTTTTTGTTCTCAAGATTGCTGGAAGACAATGAACAAAAATCTTTTGGATTTCTGGTTTTGTTTCTTCTTCTATTCTTTGATTGTCGGGAGCGGTTATCACTTTCCTTTCAAATACTGGTTCTTCATTTTTTTCTTCTGGTTTAGTTTCCTTTAATTCATCAACAAAATTATCTTGAACTACCAAATCAGACTGAATTGGCGTTAATTCTGTTTTATCTTCGGCTATTTCTGCCGTCCACTTCATATTATGAAGAATGAATTTTTCATTTGCCCAAAGGCTTTGTTCTTTCATAGCGGGATTAGGCTTTTGCAGTTTATATGTGCTGCCATCTTTGTTTTTAAGAGCCATAAAATATAGTAGTGATGAAAAACTATGATTTTTTGAATCACACTCTATATAACTTTGACGCAAGACGAGGTTTTTATGGCTTTAGTTGTTCCTAATACTGGCGATGTGCTGATGTTGAAATATATAGTCAACCAATTAGCACAAGATGGCGGCTCTGGTCCTGTTGGGGGCCAAAGAGTTTTGCGTCTCTTTACCAACAATCTTGCTCCGTCAAAGTCAACAGTCATTGGTGACATAACGGAAACTGCCATTGCCGGTTATACTGCGGTAACCCTTGCGGGTACAAGCTGGACAGTTGCTACTTCTACGGCAGGAACTAATTCAGCAGTTTATAGTGAGCAGGCATTTAACTTTTCAACCGCAGCTACTATTTACGGTTATTACATTACTACAACAGAAATGAGTCCTAGCTTATTGTGGGTGGAAAGATTTTCCACGGCTCCGTTCACCTTACCAGCCGGTGGTGGCGAGATCGCAATTACCCCACGACTTACATTAGATTAAAATTACATTGAAAATTCTTACTATAAGAAACCTCAACATATTTTATGTTGAGGTTTTTTTATAAAATCTGATTAAAAATTAAATTTTTCAAGTAAATAAAACAAGAGGTAAATTATGATTACATTCGACTATTTGAATTTTATTTTGTCTGAGGCCAAGAAAAGTAAAAAATTTGTTGGGCCAAGAATGAGTGGCAGCTATGACAGATATTTTCTGCCATTTCATGCAGACATTGAATCAAAGTGGGAAAAATTTAATGATGAATATAAAAAAAGCTTTAATCCAAGCCTTACTCCTCCAGAGTCCACTGAGCGTATCTGGACAAGCGACGATGAGAGAGAACGCAGGCAAGGCGTGGCAGGCAAGAAGGTAAAACAAGCCCAGCCAAGAGGAAAAGGATCAGGCACAAAAGGAGAAGATTTAGAAGCTTCTTATGCAGTTAAGTTTAAGAACAAATTTAACAAATTAGTTGCCAATACTCTAGGATTTTTCAGCTTTGATGCTGAAGGTAAAAAAAATTATGCAGCCATCAATTTCTACGGACAATTGATGGCAATTTGTTCAAACCAAGCAAAGAGACTAAATTCAAGACTCAAGTCTGATGTGCCATTGGTTTTCGGAGGCATGGTAACAAGACTATGGTCTACTGAGAGACAAGAAGTCAGTCGTGGAGTCGAAGGTGGCGCTGGTATTCTTAATCCAGAATCAGAACAAAACAAAGAAATCAAGTCAAAATGGATAGTATCCAAAGATTCTAGCGGTAGACAAGTAGGACATCTTGATCCAAAAGATTTTAATGATGTGGCTGATAAGCTGAGGGCTAATGCAAGGAATGCCGCTATAAACTTTATTGAAAACGAAGACATAAGGTTTAGGAGAGAAAGTGGATATTCTCAGGACTCTAAGGGAAGGGATGTCGAACTTGATCCAAGTTCTAAGATAACCGGAGAAAGAGAATCGATTGGAAAAGTTGAATTGGCTCATAACATGTATGAGCTATTCAAAAAATACATCGACACAAGAGATGAAAAATTCTATGATGATGCCAAGAATCTTTGGGACAACATCAAGTCCAGAGAAAGATTAAAATTTAGGTATTCTGGGGAATGGCAGAGATTTATAGATGAAGTTAAAGGTTATCCAAAAAAAATAGCCAACGAAAAATTAGCTGAACTATCTCGTCTTGGAATGGGAGCGGGTACTGAATTCAAAACAGGATATGGATCAAGAAGAGCAGAAGTTGTCCATCGGGCTTTTATCGACAAAGTAAAGCGTAGGATGGAAAGTTATGTAAACTTTTATGAACTAATTTCTGATCCTAATTTTTATAATGAAGTCCAGAAAATGGCTATTGATAATTATGAAGAAATGAAAGTTCACAATTCTGGTCCAACAATTCGGTACAAATTCCTATCTAACGATAGGAACCCAATAAGTAATTATGTCAGAATAGATTTTGTGAATGCATTACTCAAAAAATATCCGATTTTCTCCCAAGTGGACTATTCTGAACCTTTGAATCTAATTAAGAACTTTGTTCAAGAATCGTTGAATGACTATGCAGCAGGTGCAAAAAAGCTGCCTAAAATGAGCGGTAACGCTTTGAGAGGATATAAGCAAACAATCGAAAAATTCAAAGAAGCAGGTGAAATTGCAGATATAGTTTTGAGCAAGGGGGAAGGACAAGAATTATCAGCTTCAGAATTAGTAAAGCGTTCTGTTGTTCTTGGCAAGCCAATGAAACTAGACAGGGCAACTGAGCTTGTAACCTTGGTTGGAAAAATACAATCTCAGACTGAAATAAACGCAGAAGATTTGATTCCGGGTGACTTTGAAGTTCCAGAAAAACCATCTTATAAGCCACAAGTGGAAATCGATCCAGACTACGACACTCAATTTGCTGATATTCAGGCTAAGGCAAAAGAGGCCGAAGCCAAAGAGCAAGAAAAAATCAATAAACAATATAATGCTGATATTGAAAAGGTTCAAGAACTTGAAAAAGAAGATGATGAAAGAGAAAAAAAAGGTGAGCCCAGAATGTATGTCAGGGACAAAAACTTGCCTCTTAGTCAGCGTGGAGATGATATTGACCTTGGTAAAAGAGGAACTTATCTTGGCGACTTGAGTAATTTTGGAGTCCCTGTTGAGCCATTGGCGACTCTTCGCAAAAGAATCAAAGCCCTTGGCCATTTAGTTGTTTATGGCCCAAGCGCAATTTATGGCACAACTATAGATTATGGCCAAGAAAAAAGAGGCGACTATGAATCTGGACCAGAAGTAGAATTCGGTCCAAGTTTTGGAAAACGAGGACCAAAATTGCTTTATTCGCCAACTGATCCAGAATACAAAACGGGCGCTTACACTATGGAACCGGCTAAGTATTATCCCGGTGGCAAAGCAAGAACTTCTGAATACAAACCAAGAAGAGTATTAGGTATGGCTCGCAAATATGACGACATCATGAGAGATTTGCCTGATCCAGTTATGACAAAGCCGCCAACTACTTTGGCTACTACAGTTACTCCTCCAAGAGGAAAATTTAGTTGGTCTGATGTTGCTCCTAGTACTAAAACTTCGATTGAACCAATGGGATCTATAGAAAAAACTACTGGACCTGAAAAAATGGTGCCTATTCCGGGCAGAGCAATCGATGATCCTCTCCGATTTACTAGATTTGAAGGTTATCGTAATGCACAGGCCAAATGGAAGCCTTTGCTTGAACACATCGTTGATTCAAAATTTCCTTGGATGAGGTAATTAATTTTCCTAGGAGGGAAATTGGCTCTTTGCAATCTTGATGGAACACCATATCAATTAAGAGGAAGTGTTCAAATGTTTGATCCTCTGGATCGAACATTTGACCTTTTCAATTTATGGGATCAGGAGGCAATAAAAAGAGGTGGATCGCCAATTTACTACTATGAAGTTGTAATCACACAAGACATGATTGACCCGATTTATTTGGAGGCTAGGAACAAATTATTTTCCAATAATCCTGTTGAACTTTGGTGTACATATGAGCCTATTCCATCTCAAAATCTTTTGAATCAGTTTGGAATTGATGCTCCAGATGAAATGAAGTTTGAATTGAATTATAGGGCTGTTTTGCAAAACCTAGGCCATCCTCCAAAAATTGGTTCAAGATTGTTTACTCCTCACCTTAGAGAAAACTGGGTTATTGTTCAGAGAAACCTAGGCGAATTCAAGATGTGGGGCGCTTTGAGAATAGAATTAATTTGTCAGAGATTTCAGGAAGATGTTGTTACAGGTGACGGCAAAGTCACTCAGAAACAACCGGATCTTAAAATTAAAATTGTATGAGGTGATGTTATGAAGTCTTTTTATGAGTTTTATCTTCAGATTCAAAGAGAAAATGCCGCTGCTCCTGCCCCTGCTGCTGCTCCTGCCGCTGCCCCTGCTGCTGCCCCTGCTGCTGGTGCTGCTCCTGCTGCTGCTGGCACTGTTGCCGCTCAAGCCAAAATGCCAAGTCCAAGTGAAGTGAAAGCTGTTACAGACTTACAAGTCGCTATGAAAAAAATTAATACAAGCGGAATTACAAACACAGAAACAAGAAAAGCAATAGATGCAATAGTAAATCAGGTTAATGGAATGGCTGCTGCAAATCAAAAAGCAGCACAAGCTGCTCCTGCTACGCCTGCTAAACCGGGCGCTCCTGCTGCTCCTGTAGCACCTGCCAAACCGGGCGCTCCTGCTGCTCCTGTAGCGCCTCAAAAATAAATTCTTGTTTCTCGTACAAATTTGGCTTGTTAATTTTTATAAAATACCACAATGGCAATTTTGGTTTTTTGAATTGAGTGATGGGTTCTCCTGCGATATAAGGAACGAACCTATCACTTCTTTTCTTTATTTTGTATGATTTCATTTTTTTTCTTTGGGAAAAATAATTTCTTTTTGATAATCTTGCATTTTTCCATGTTTTGGTTTGAAACACTTTTTAAGAATGT